TAGATTATGGCTGCTCCAGCAGAAACTAAACCTGCACCTAGGATTTGCAAAATTGTTGCTTTCATGTCCGCCTAAATAAATACCTGTGGCACTACTTCTTCCATTCTACCTACGGTAGCCCGTTCATAAGCGATTACAGCCGCCACTGCTGCGTCAATACGCCGATTGCTGTTTCTGTTCTCTTTGACAATGCGTGGACCGATGTTATCTATTTTCAATACGCAATTGTCTAAGTGTCTGGCAAGCAACGGGTCGCCTGAATGAGTTAGCTTCTTCTCCATTACTGCATCGAAGAATCTCGCGGTGGCTTTGACCATGCGAGAAGGCGATGTGGATGGAAACTCCACTATCGGTAGGCCGCGCTCCTCCTGGAGGTAGGCCATTGTGCGTTGCCAGCGATAAGGGTCGCAAGCTATTTCCCTGACTTTCGGATAATCCATGCAGAACTGAATAATTTCGTTCTCTACATCCGTAATGTTGACTCTCCAGGTATTGTCATCGTCTGGACCCTTCTCCCAAGCCTTGATTAGGAACAGATGAGGCATCTCATCATCTTGGGGGATGGTGCAACCAACTAAAACCGTTGTGTCACCTGAAAACGAGCCGTCAAAGCCGATAATCAGCTCATCATCGGGTGTAATCGTCTTTTCACCGAGTAATCCGTCCCATGAGCCAGTTGGTAGCCAAGTTAGGTTGCTAGACACCCATTGGTTGCAGCGCTTCGTCCGAAACTCAGCTTCTGGCGTTCTTAGCACCGTGCTACCAAAATCTTCTGCGCTATTGAGGTCGCCGTAGCCTGGGTTAGCGATAATCCATGTCTCAGGCTCTTTATGGTCTGCTTCGGCTGGGGCTTCCCACCAAGCCATGAAATAAGTTGGATCTTCTATTTCTCCCCTGCTCACGCGCTGACCATATTGGTAAAGCGAGTAAGCGATGGAGTCTTGGCCCGTTGTGTCTGATTTTTGACCTGCGGTAGTGATACAGAACATGGTTGCTAGGTTTCCACGCGCTCCTTGGGCCAATTGCATAACATCGAATAGCGTTCTGTCTGGCTGAGCGTGTAATTCGTCAAAAATCACCATTGTTGGCGACAAACCTTCTTTTGTGAAGGCTTCTGCGCTCAAAACACGATAAACCGAGCCTGTTGATGGAATTTCGATAGCATCTCGGTAGATTTTGGCTAATTCGGCTAATTCTGGTTCATTTTCTAGCATTTTCTTCGCTTCACCGAATACGATGCGGGCTTGATCCTTGTCAGCGGCGCAGGAATAGACTTCACCCCCCTTGGGTCCAGTCAGCAACGACCAAAGTGCAACACCTGAAGCAAGCGCCGATTTTCCGTTTTTCCTGGGAACCCCCGTGAGTATGACCTTGTGCCTGAAGCCGTCACCGTCTGCGGCGAATGCGTGAGTCAGCAGCGAGCGTTGCCAGTCTCTGAGGTGCATTGGTTCGCCTGCTCGTCCACCGACAGAATCTTTGGTCACGGTGGCAAAGGTGTTTATGAAGTCAGCGGCTCTGAGTCCGTGAGAATTGAGCAGGGCGGATTCAGGAACTGGGGTTAGCCATCTAGGAGGCCAACTGCTCATTCTTTGCCCACTTCTCCTGTAGTTGTTCTAGCTTCGACCTAGCTTTTACTTCGGCGTAGCCCAACTTGGTGCGGTCAGCGGGTGTAAGTCCCAGTTTGCCCATGTTGTTGCTAATCATCACCTCTAGGTCATGCAACTGACGCACGAGTCGCCAGTTGTCAGGATCTGATTGCATCCTCTCCATCAACCATAGTCTGCGGTCATGCTGTTCGCAAACCATTTGTAAAAACTGAGTGTCGGTGCGGCTGCTAATCCATAGCTCGCCTTTTTTGTAAATCTCATCCCATAAGGTTTGGCCCGCCTCGCCTAAAGGACGAACTGGAGGCACATAACCGCCTGTTAGGGCGATTGTGGCGTTTTCGGGGGGCAACGGCCTTTGGCCTGGGTTGCCGAGCAGTCGCTTCTGCTCAAGTGGTTTAGCTGGTCTGCCCATTCAATAAGGCTATCAGAAAACCTTTTTTTAGCAGAGAAATACGCAACAGCGGCGTCGGGGTGCCGAATTGACACTTTGGCTAAGATTTGCCCCACTCTGGGGGATAGTCCCCGCGGCCTTGTGCGGCGATTACAGGGCATCAGGTTCGGGATAGGGTGATTGTATGCTAGGGCCGTTTTCGTGGCTTCTAATCGCGTTCTAGGGCTTCTCATAACGCGCGCCAATAGAGGCGGCTTAGGGGCTAGGCCAGGCGCTAGGCGGGCAAGATAGGCGCGGGTAATCAGCGCGCCAGGATAAAGCGAAACCCGCCAGGCGTGGGCCTAGCGGGTCGCTGTAGGGTTTTGGGTTAGATTGTGCCGTGCGCTTTCACTTCGGCCTTTTTGCCGTCTTTGATTGTGGAATAAACAGCGGGGCCACTATTGACGACTGACCAGAGCGGGGCTAGCGCGGGAATATAGCCGTTGTAATACAGCCATCTAATCGCTTCCCATTGGTAGGCGTTTTCGTAGCCATACTGAAACGGCAGGTATCCGACTATCTCGCCATTGATACTGATTTGTGCGCTGAAGTATGTGCTGCCGTGTATCTTGTCGCGCCATTGTTTAGCGTTTATGAAAATACTGGTAACTGTTTTTGTTTCTGCCTGTTGCGTTACCAATTCGCGCCTCTCAATCTAGCGCGGTGGCCTGTTGCTATCTCAAACGCGGCGGGGTCTGTTTCTTCCGTGATCGCGTAGCCCAACTTTGCTAATCCGTTTCGTGTTTCGTGTTGGTGCTTGCTGGTTGTAACGCTGTATTTAGCCGCGTTTATTGTTGCGCGCTGTTCGTCGGGATAAATTGCGGCAATTGCGCTTGCATACGACCAAACGACAAACGCGCCGTCTTTGTCCCAATCTCCACGGATTGCGCCGTTACTGGTGAAGGGTTTTAGTGACGCGATGAATTCGCCTGCGTCCCGCGTATTTATTCTTGGCATTAGTTACTTTCCTCTCTCTGTTGGTATTGCTTGGGGTCCGTAAAGTTGTGGCCTAGGTGAGCCATTAGCGCGGCGATTAGAAAAGGCGCGGGGATTAGTAGGTCCCAAAGATTCATTAGTTGGCCGCTTCCTCTAGTAGTTCTTTGATTTGGTCAAGCGTGTATGTGTGTGTGATTTTGATTCTGCTTCCGTCTCTCTCTAGCTTGATTCTTTCAACGCCTAACCTGTTAGCTATTTCCTGGCCGTGCTTCTCAATCAGCCCTTTCATTTCTTCGTGTTGCTGTTCCCATACCTTGCGCAATTCCCGCATCTTTAGCTGCTGCGCCTTTTCTTCGTGGTATTCCTGTTCGGGGTAAAGGTTTTTGATTAGAACGGTTTTGTTGATTGTCCTTTCCTCGCCTTGGTATTTCTCTTTGTAAGACACACGGACTAGGTTGGCACTTGGCTTTGCCCAAGTTCGGGCATTGCGGGCTTGTTGTGGCTCTAGGCTCTCAAGTGTTACCAGCTCAGACGAGCGGTAGCTTGCGCCTGTTCTGTGTGTGTATGTCTTGCCAACTTCTAGCTCTGACTTCAACATTGTTCTCTCTCTTTCTCTATCCGCTTTGTGCGGTTAAAGACACATTAGAGGGGCGTGTGTGCTTAAGCAAGCAGGTTTGCCGTGTCGTTATAAAAGCGTTATAAACGAACAAATGTTCGGTTTTCTCGTTGTTGCCCAGTCTGCCCGTGTGTGCTTAAGCGTGCAAAGGCCCCGCCAATTCTGGGACTCAGTGCCAGAATTAGACAGGGCCACTGCTTCTTCGCGCGGGCGCGCGCGTTAAGGCGTTTTTAACTGAATTTTTTAGTTTTGACTTTTTTGTAATTGTTGCTCAGCCTTGACTTTGGCAAAAGCCTCAACCTCCTTGACAAGTTTGTTGTAAGCAGACAATAATCCGTCTTTTGTAGCGGCGTAGCGGTGAGAGCCGTCCTGAAACAGGTCATAGCGTTCGCCGTCCCACTCAACCCATACCCAAGGATCTCCAATAGTGAGAACAATTCCGTCCTCGGTCCCCGCAAACCCAGGCTCACCACCGATAACTTCCATGGCCACAGCGTAAGCCTCAAATTGCTCCGCCGTGCCTAAAATTCCAAAGTGGTCACTTGCCGAGAATTGCGCGTATTCTGTGGCAATTGCTAGGCGGTGGTATTGGTGCTTTTGTATGCGGTAATAGTCACTAACTATTTCATTCATTAGAACAATTGTGCCGTCATTTGTTTCTAAGTCAAACCAGGCATTCACTCCGAGAGATTGGCCGTCCTCTACCCATACGGCTATTACGCCAGTCTCGTCAAATTCCCAGTCATAGTTTGTGTAATCGGTAAGTATTTGTATTAGGTTCATTTGTTTTTCTCTCTCTTTCATTTAGTTTGTTTTGTTTGGGCTGCTGCCAAGCTATAAGAATTTCTAATAGCGCGATTGGCCACTAGCCCCCCCTATAATTCCTGCGATAAACCAGACAAGAATTCCTGTCATACCCATAGCAATTCCTACGGGCTTATGCCAGGGTTCTTCTTTGCTCTCCCAATAGCCTTCGGGAGGGTTGTCTGGCTGTAGTTTGTTTAGTTTGCAATACTCGCGGTATTCGTCATACTTCGCTATCTTTCCGCTGTTGCTCCAGTATTGAGCGCGAGCCTCTTGATCCGCCGATAACTCTTTATCGCGTAGCTCCATTGCAACCCACGCGGCGTAGGTAAATTTCTCAGCCAACTACTTCCTCCGCTCTAATGTGATTGCCGTATTTGTCGTGGCCGCACCTTCTACCAGGCTCATACATACC